CGCTGGGAGAATGATGTAGCCCGTCACGTTACCTGTGACATTACCAACCACATTGCCTGTGGTTGCACCGACAAACCCAGCGGTTGAGGTGACTGGGCCTGAGAAGGTAGTTGAAGCCATGTTAAATTCCTTTGTATTTGCAGTACATCGTCCTATAGTCTCTGCATCGTCCGCTGGGGCGGTCTATAGGACTGGGGTTCCCCAGTGTTATTGTATTTATACTCTGTTTTTCATCCCGTAGCAACTAAAATAGGGTAAAACAGGGAAACTGGAGCAATTGCATGAAATTTACCATCAGACAAGCGGACACACGAATCCCTGAGCACCGCACCGTGCTTATGTACTTGCAATCTAAGTGCCTACCCTCAGATGTACCAATGGAAGTCGAGCACGGTCACTGGTGGGTTGTGTACACGGAAGAAGATAAGCCGGTGGGGTTTGCTGGTCTAACGCGCTCAGCTCAGTGGTCAAACGCGGGCTACATGTGTCGTGCGGGGGTGTTACCGGCCTATCAAGGACATGGCCTTCAAAAGCGCTTAATACAGGTCAGAATACGTAAAGCGCGTTTACTAAAATGGCAATGGCTTGTAACTGATACTACACAAAATCCCGCTAGTTCGAACAGTTTGATAACCATGGGTTTCAAGTTATACGAGCCATCAATACCTTGGGGGTATAAAAATAGCCTATATTGGAGATTGGATCTCAATAAATTCCGTAGAAAAAAATCAAACAGATTGGACTGAGATACAAGTTACCTCAAAAGTAACTACCCGAGGGTCATTGCCCATCAACTGAGACATACCAACTAGCTGCTCTTCGCATCCCGCTTTAGTGTACGTAGACGGGCCCTGCATAAAGCCGCACTGCTGCGCCAGACATAAAAAGACAATCGGTATCCAAAGCATCACAACCTCCATGGTTAGCTTTTAATGTAACGCTAAGGAGGGTTAAACGCAAGATGGAAAAGAAAAACCCCCGCTTTTGGCGGGGGCTAAATCACCTAAGTGGCTGATTTAATTAGCCTGCACCAGCAGAGCCGAACATACCGAGGGGATCAGAAAATCCAAACGAGTATCGCTCCCGCGCTTTGTATCTCACGTTACCCGTCTCGAAGTCTCCATCCATTCCTGTTGACATAGGAGTACGAACAAAGTGCTTCAAGCCGTTAGGCACGTCAGTACAAAAGAAGAACGCATCAGGATCGGTCAAGTAGTGGTTAATTGTGTAGCCACCGGGAATCGAGCCATTGTTCGCAATCGCGTTCACGTCGTTGTCAGCCGTACCAACACGCAGGGAGGTCTCGAGTAAACGAGTTGCCACAAACTGCAATGAAGGAGGAACGACCATCTTCGTGAGGCGAGCAGCGATCAACAAGCCACGCTCATCAGTAAACGCAGCGGTTTGAATAACAGCATTTTCAAGTGCTGTTTCGTTCAAGTCTGTTGCCACTGAATAAGTGTTGCTGTTGGTGCCACCACCGACAAGCGGGTGAGCCGTCGAGAACAAAGCAACCCCATCACCGCCAGCAAAGGCAGCGTTGAAGCCGTTGTTCAAGATTGAAGCCGCTTTGACTTGCTTGGTGTATGCCATAGCGCGAGCCAAGGCTTTGGTGTAGCGAGCTGAAAGTGAGTCATAGAGGTTGTCCTCGATAGCTTCTTCCGTCAAGCTGAAACCCAAAGCAATGGTTTCGTGGCTGTAGCGGGCAGTGAATGCTTCTTGGGCGTTATCGTAAGCGATTGCGCTGCCTTCGTTCTTGACTGGAGCAGCCGAGAAACCTGACAGTTTTGTCTCTTCTTCAAACGAACGCTCAGAGGTCTCTGTTTCATAGATCTCTTTGTGCTCTTCGCCGTAGGTTGAATACTCCATACCAAACAGAGCGTTTAGTCCGGGGACCAGCTCCTTCAGTAGTTGTGCGCGTGAAATAGCCATGATTTACTCCTTAGACGCCAGTCGTGTTGTTGTACTGGTGGATGTTGATCTTAACAATCAACTCGACAAACGCGTCGGCGCCAGTAGCGGTTTCAGGAACCACGTCAACAACGCGGATAGGCAGTGTGTTAGTAGTACCAGTGGACGAGCCAAGAACTGATACGCCTGAATTGCCAGTGTCTGTATCGCCTGCGCCCTGAATAAGCGACATGTTAGAGCCGATAACAGCACGAGCAGCAGCAGCAACATCACTTGAGCCATCAGTTGAAACAACCTGAAACAAAACGCTCGGGTCATCAACAACATAGGCAACAGCGTCAGAAGCAACAGTGCCAGCAGGCCAATATTGCGAAGGCAATGGCTGCTTAGTGGTTGGGTTGGTAAAAGCGCAACCAACGAAAACACCTACGGGCGAGCCCGCTGTGGTGCCAGTGAATTTTTCAACAACGCCAGTTGCAGCCACAGAAACCAAATCACCGTTAAAAATATTAGATGCAAAGCCAGACGCAATCTTGATGTGGCGCACAGCGCCTGCGAATGTCGTTCCACCTAAACGGTTGATTGGCTTGAGGCCGTAAGCAGCGCTAACAGTAGGATAAGCCATTTGTTAACTCCAATTAAATTAAGATCCGTTGCCAAAGCTGGTCGTGGACTTACGCTCTTTAAATAAGGGCATCCGCGCATCACTTTGACGCATAAAGTTGTTATCGACACCTTCAGACTGTCTTTCGCTTTGGTTGGCGTAATATTGATTACGTTGATCGACTAATTCTTGAGGTGACTTACACAACAGGAGACCACCGACCTCGATATTATCTTTAAACCGAGAATTGGGATCTATGAATAACTTCATCTGTGGCTGCTCTTCAATGCTTACTGCTTCCCAACCTTCCCGCGTTTTAGCAGAAATGTTTCGTGGGTCAGCGTTGTTGAGGAGAGAGACTCGAATCCAGCGATAGGCGTACCCTGCTTCACGAACAGGTTCCGGTAAAAGAGACGCGGGTGCCCATGCTTTCGGACGGGCGGTTTGCTCACGATTCTGCGATTCACGGGGTATACGGTTTTCAGCCATTTTGATTCTCCAATTCAGCCATCTTTCTTGCGTAGAGCTCAAGAGGAACACCTAGTCTCTTAGCCACGTTTTGTTGCGTTACTGTTAGCCGAATCTTCTTCGGGGCGGACGTGCGCTGTGCCGGAGCAACAACGGATTTTGCGCGGCGGGGCTGGTCTGGGCTAGACTCAAACTGATCTGGGAAAGCCCTTCGCATAGCCTCGTCGATTTTGTAATAGTACTCATCACTCTGTGTATAGGGCTCACCAAACTCACGCACTAACTTATTGTGCACTCCGTAGGCAAAACCTGTCATGTCTTCATTGCCGGGTTTCTCGAACCATTGGTTCTTTTCCGCCCAACTCACAACTTTATCGTCTAACTGCGGCGATTGTGGTTGTGCTACAGGGGTAGTATATTCCCTATTTGCTTGTTTTTGCAAGGGGGTGGGTTTAAATGTACTAACCTGCGTCATTTCGCTTTGAGCTCTGTACAACTCATCCTGTGCGTTAATGACCGCATCAGTATCCCCAGCATCAAGCGCAGCTTTAAGTTTAGCCTTGGCCGTGTTTATATTTAACTCTGCCAATGACTTCGACTTGTCGATGTATGCCGTTTGCCCCATATTCACATACTCGTGCAGTTGACGATTCTCCTCCGCCATAATCTTGGCCACCCGCTCTAACTCAACCTTCTCTCTAGTAAGGGCTTCGGCTTTGCGGCGCTCGTCATGACGGCCATGGGTCAACTCTTTAAGGCGTTTTTGAACCTTAGCGCTATAGTCGTTTAGCTCTTCCTCGGTGGGCTCCTCTATTTCCTTTTCTAGCGGTTTACGCCCACGGTCCTTCTCAGGCGTGTCGTCTACAATCTCGATTTCAGTCTTGTCTTCTGCACCTTCTAGCTCAAGCTCGATCTCGGACGGTGTTTGGTCTTTCTCATCGGGAAATTGATATTCTTGCATGGTCTACTCCTTATTTGCGTCTAATGCCGCGAGGGTCCTCAACAACAGCCTCAACAGAATCATCGTTTATCAAGCGGAACTCTTTGCCGTGAATAATTAGCCTAGAGCCCGAGTTTGGTCGTACTAAAACAAAATCACCTTCCTTACACCACGGGCCTGAACTGAATCGCTCTGTATCTGCGTAACAATCAGGGCCAATTGCAACCACAAACAGCACCGTGGTTAGCACTTCTTCATAACGCACGGTCTCATCGGCTTTGGCAATACCGCTCTCGAACTCCTTTTCGACTTCAGGAATAGCACATAACATACGGTACCCAGAAGGTTTGGGGAGCTGGGAAGCCTTAGCCTCTGTGTTAATTGCTCCGATAATCTGAGGATTATCTGGGTTTGTCGCGATAAGTATCTCACTCATCGTTTTTCTCCATCGTTTCTTTGAGGTCCAAAAGGTCGCGTTCTGCATGGGCTAGGCCCTCAATTACTCCACACAGACGTTGGTACTCTTCATAGCTACGGCATGTGCCGGTAGAAACAGCGTCAGCAATATCATTCATACGTTCCCGATATTTGCCGCGTAGTAGATCAATAATGTCCATTCGTTACT